GTTCACAAGTCTCCGTCTTTGGATAATCGGTTGCGGTTAAGCGGTGGGCCGGGCCGCGAATATAACATGGCATACATGAAAACAGGTTCGTTCTTTCGCCCTGTGTCGCGTGAGACCCGCAGGACAGGTTCAGGGCCGCGACCTCACTTCGCTCTGTGCGACGAGATACACGAGCATCCTGATGGCGGGGTGATTGAGACATTGGAGCGTGGTTTCAAATTTAGAGAACAGCCGTTGCTGTTTATGATTACCAACAGCGGCAGCGACCGGAAAAGCATTTGCTGGTCGGAGCGAAAACACGCGGTGGCTGTTGCCGCTGGCGATGTTGAAGACGACACGATGTTTTCATATGTCTGCGCATTGGACGACGACGACGACCCGCTGCACGACCCGTCATGCTGGATCAAGGCAAACCCGCTCTTGGGCGTGACGATTACAGAGGAATATTTGGCGTTGCAGGCCAAGCAGGCCAAGGACATTGCAGCAAAAGCAAACGGCATCCGGCGGCTTCATTTCTGCCAGTGGACGGACGCAGAGAGCGCATGGATCAGCCGCGCCATGTGGGAGAGCGTCGAGGACCACACGCTTAACATTGACGATTTCGAGGGCAAGCGGTGCTGCGCTGGGCTGGATCTTTCAGCCAAGGCCGACCTCACGGCGAAGGCTCTGATTTTCGATGATGGGTTTGACGATGAAGGGCGACCCAAATACGCCGCGTTTGTTCACGGTTACACTCCGCAGGACACCATCAGGGCGCGTGAGGAGTCTGACGGCGCTCCATATTCTGCATGGGCCGAGGCCGGATACATCTCGGCAACGCCGGGGAAAAAGACGCGGCTGGACTTTGTGGCGCAGGACTTAATCAACGACAGCGACCTGTTTGATCTGGATTTCATCGCATTTGACAACTTCCTGATTGCAGATTTCGAGGCGATCCTTGGAGACATGGGCGCTCGATTGCCGATGCTCGACCACCCGCAAGGCTGGAATAAACGGAAACGCGAAACACCAGACGGTCAGGAGATCGTTCTGTGGATGCCGGGGTCCATCGACGAACTGGAGACGCTTATCATGGAAGACCGCATCCGTGTGCATGTGAACCCTGCGCTCCGGTCGGCAGTATCAAGCGCGACGTTTGACCGATCCCCCGCAGATTTGAGGCGGTTCACGAAACACAAGGCCACGGCACGAATTGACATGGCGGTGGCACTGGCAATGGCGGTCGGGGCCGCTACGGCGCGGCAAGAGGAAATGGGCGAGTCTGCTCTTGCAGGCTTGGGAGCAATCATATGAGTTTTTTCGACAAATTCCGGCGCAAAACAGTCAGCGCCCACACATTGAGCCTTCTCGATTTGGCCGCGAGTGGCGGTGATGGGGCGTTGACCCACAAGGCGGCGCAAGCGGTCCCGGCTGTTTTCGCGGCTGTGCGGGTTATCTCCGAGGATATTGCCAAGCTATCGGCCAAGCTGAAGGTTGTTGGCGGCGGCGTCGGCGACATTGCGGTCAAAGAGCCTGAAAATGGCATCCTGACAGCGATTGCCAAGCCTCTCAGCGAGGTTGACGATGGTTACACGGCAATGGAGATGATTGAATACATCGTTGCCAGCGCGGCCTTGACGGGGGTTGGCGTGGGCCACCAGAACATCGTCGGCGGCATTACCCGCGAAATTACACCAATCCGGCGCGGGGCTTGGCGGCAACAGGGCAAAGTCTGGGAATTACTGGACGCCAAGAACCACTGGCAGCCAGTGAACCGCTCAGAATTATTCGTCTTGCGCGGTCCAGACCTCGGGGCGGATATCACTTCGCTGGCATCCAGAGCGATTAAGCTGGCGGTGGCCCTCGACAAAACTATGGCCTCGCTGGCTCGCAAGGGCGGACGTGCGCAGGGCTTGCTCACGATGGAGCCGATGCGAGCAGGGTCAGACAAGGCGGCGGCATTCGTGAAAGAGTTCAAGGAGACTTTCGGCGCTGACTCAGACGGCGGCATCATGGCGATTGACATGGGCAAGATGGATCAGGTCCGGTTGTCGCTCACGCCAGAGGAATTGCAAATAGTCGCGGCCCAAAAAGGCGCGATTGAACAGATAGCTCGCGCCTTTCGGGTCCAGCCTGCGCGGATCATGCACGAAATGGGTGGCCAGACATATGCGAGCGCGTATCAGTGGAACATCGCGCACGTCAACGACACGATCCAGCCGTGGGCCAAGCGGTTCAAGCAATCGTTTAGCAAGGACGTTCTGCGCGGACGGGCATCAAAATTCTATGTGGACATGAATATGAAATCCCTTCTGGCCGGAGCGCCGGGGGAAAGGGCGCAATTCCACATGGCAATGCGCCAAATGGGGGCAATCTCGCCCTATGACGTGGCCAAGATTGAAGACTTGCCGACACAGGGCGTCAGCCATGACCCGGCTTATCCTTTGTTAACCAATCCGCAGCCAGATTATACGGGGCCGAAACCATGAATAATTATTTGACACTGACGACCGAAATCAAGGCCGGCCAATCCGGTGATGTGGCTGGATATGGGTCTATCTTCGGGAATGTGGATCAAGGCGGCGACATTGTGGCGAAGGGGGCATTCGCTGATAGTTTAGCCTCTGGGCGCGGCGTGAAAATGCTCTGGCAGCACAATCCCGACCAGCCCATCGGGATCTGGGACAGCGTGAAAGAGGACGCAACAGGCCTGCGGGTCGCGGGGCGTTTCCTCACCAGCACGACAGACGGAAAAAACGCATACGAATTGACGAAAGCCGGAGCGATTGACGGCCTGTCGATTGGGTATCGGACGGTTAAAGCCTCGGACCAAAACGGGGTGCGGGTTATTGAAAAGGCCGATCTGTGGGAGGTGTCTGTTGTTACATTCCCGATGAATACAGAGGCTACGATTGACGCCGTTAAGGCGGCAGAAATGACGGAACGAGAATTAGAACGGGTGCTTACGCAGGACGCTAGGCTAACCCGATCTGTGGCCCGTGCGGTTATGCGCGACGGGTTTAAGGGGATTTGCAAGCAGGACGCTGTGAATGGCCTCGACGAGTTGGCACGGATCATCACAAGAAACGTGCTTTTGAAAAGCCATATCAAATAAGGAGCGGCATTATGCCCGACACAACTATGCAAGACCTCAAGACATTGCTTGAGGCAGACGCCAAGGCGACAAAAGCGCTGGAAGCGAAATTGAGCGAGCGCGATCAGGCGGATATCGTCACAAAAGACGAAATCAAGTCAATCCGCGAGGAATTGGCGGCTGTCAAGCTGGCCCGGCAAGAGGCGGAAACGTCCCTCAAAACGGCTGTTGATGAAGCCAAGGCTGCGGCTGAGGAAGCTGCAACAAAGGCAGGCCGTTTCGGAGCATCAGGTGAAGCCATTGACGAGGCCGAGGTTGCCCACAAAGCGGCCTTCATTGAGTATTTGCGGCATCACAAGGATTACGATGCGCAGAAAAGCTTGAAAGAGGCTGAAGCCAAGGCTGTCACTGGTTCGACAAACGCTTCTGGCGGATTTGCCGTGCCTACTATGCTGGCTGCGGATATCAACCGCCGCATGGAGGCCGCAAGCGTTATGCGCTCTCTGGTCAACATTGTGACGGTTGGAACTTCCGACTACCGCGAAATCGTGGACAAGCTGGGTATGGGTTATGCGTGGGTCGGTGAAGCCGGAGCGCGTGCTGACAGTGCAACCCCGTCGATCTACGAGGCCGTGCCGACACAAGGCACGATTTACGCCTACCCGAAAGCAACTGAGGAGTCGCTGGACGATATCTTCTTTGACGTTGCTGGCTGGCTGGCTAAATCGGCTGGGACTGCGATGGCCACTGGTAAGGATGCGGCAATCGTATCTGGTAACGGGACAGACAAACCGACTGGTTTTCTGAACGGAACCCCCGTGGTCACGGCAGACGGTACTCGCGCCAATCAAGTGCTGCAATTTGTGGCATCTGGTGCAGCGGCGAACTTCGGCACTGATCCTCACGGTAACTTGCTCGACACACTGTTTGCCATGAAAGCGGCTCACCGTGCGAACGCAACTTGGGTGATGAACAGCCTGACGGCAGCAACGTTGCTTGGCGTGAAGGATACGACAGGCAATCCGATCTGGTGGCAAACTGGACTGATGGAGGCTCTGACCGCCTTCTGGGTCGCCCTGTGGTTATCAGCGAGGCCATGCCGGATATCGGCGCGAATGCCTTCCCTGTGGCTGTTGGCGATTGGGCCAATGGGTATTCCTTCATTGAGCGCCACGGAATGCGGGTGACGCGCGACGAGGTGACCACTCCGGGCTATGTCAAGTGGCACATTCGGGAGCGCGTCGGCGGCATCGTGACAAACGATGAAGCCATTAAACTCCTGAAAATGGCGGTTTAATTTAAAAGAATTTGGCGGGGCTTCGGTCCCGCCTTTCCTCTAATTCTGGAGCATGAAAATGGCAAAAGTTACCAAAACATTTAAGGCGGTGATGGACGGGGACGTTTACCCGACAGAATATTTGGCTGGCGATGATGTGACCGGAGAGGCCGAGGAAATCGGCAAGGCTCTCGGATGCGTGTCCTCGAAAGCGGCCAAGAAAGCGCCGGAGAATAAATGATGTTGACGCTTATCACCGGGCCGACCGCTGATATTTTGTCGCTGACCGAGGCGAAGGAGCATCTGCGCGTCGATGATACCGACAGCGATACCTACATCACCGAGTTGGTGAGCGTTGTTACTCAAATGCTTGACGGGCGGTCGGGAACGCTTGGCCGGGCGCTAATGACGCAGACATGGGAATTGGCACTTGAGGAATTCGAGGACGATATCCGTTTGCCGCTTCCCCCGCTGCAATCCGTCACGAGCGTCAAATATTACGATGTAAACAACACATTGCAGACGCTTGCGACCAGCGTTTACACGGTTCTAAGCGACGATCTGGGCAGTTTTATCGAGGTTGTTATTGGGCAGCATTGGCCTGTGATTTATCCCCGCGATGATGCAGTCGTGATAAAATATGTGTGCGGATACGGGGCTGCGGCAGATGTGCCTGCCCCGATCAAACACGCCGCAAAAGTTCTTCTGGCCGGATTTTACGAGAACCGGACGGAATACACGGACGGGCCTTCATCTCATGTGGTGCAGACGGTTGAGGCTGTGACCGCCCCATATCGGAGGGTGTGGGGGTGATTGGGAAACTCGACCGACGCATAACCATAGAGCGGCTCACGGAGGGCGCTGTGAACGGCTTTAACGAGCCAGCCGAGACATGGGCCACGTTTACCACGGTCTGGGCGAAGCGTTCGGACGTATCAGACGGCGAGAAAGTTGCAGGCGGCCAGCTTGGCGGGGCGCAGGTCTCGCGGTTTATGGTTCGGAGCAGCACAAAAACCAAGTCTGTCAGCGGCAAGGATCGCCTGAATTATGACGGTTCGATTTGGAACCTGACAGGCGCAAAAGAGACGAAGCTTGGCCGGAATAGGTTCATTGAATTTACGGCGGTTCGGGACAGTGACTAAGACCAAGATTGAGGGGTTCAAAGACCTCGAACGGGTGCTGTCGGAACTTCCCAAATCAACGGCCAAGGCGGCAGCCCGGCGCTGGCTCAAAGCGGCAGGCAAGCCGATCATGGAGCAGGCGCGGTCGTTAGCCCCGCAACAGTCAGGAAATCTGAAAGACAGCTATCGGGTCGGCACTCGTCTCAGCAAGGCGCAGCGGCGCAAAACCCGCAAGGAAAGTGAAGTCGAGGTTTACATTGGCCCGAATGATCCGGCAGCGATCCAGACCGAGTTCGGCAACGACCACCAGCGAGCGCAACCGCATTTGCGGCCAGCGTGGGACGCCGGAAAGATGCGAGCGCTGGACGACATAAAAACGAAAGCGTTTGTTGACGTTCTGAAAACGGTCAAGCGGTATCGAAAGAGAATGGCGAAGAAATAATGGAAGAAGCTCTCACAACATACCTCTTGGCAAACACGGCGCTTTGCGGGTCGCGCGTTCACTGGAT